TACAGGAGCAAGTTTATATAATTTAGATTTGACTAAAATGCAAATGTTCTATATTGACTTTACTTGGTATGGTGCTGGCGCAATTCGTTTTGGTTTTAAAAATACTCGGGGTGAAGTATTCTACTGTCATCGTATGCCAAATAACAATGTTAACACAGAAGCTTACATGCGTTCTGGTAATTTACCGGCTCGTTATGAAACCAATACACTTCCTGCTAAAACATTTTTATCGTCAACATTGGCCGCTGGTGCATTAACAATGTCAGTTAATGATACCACGTTATTCCCACCAGTCGGTGTGTTAGCGATATCTGCACCATCTTCTGCTGGTGGTGCAATTGAATATATTTACTACACTGGTAAAACACAAACAACATTTACTGGCCTACAACGTAATTCTGCCAATACTGGCGGTATTGCATTAGGTACTTCTACAGCAACCACATTTCCATTCTCAGCAACAGCACCAACATTGGTTGAATCTTTTTCACCAGGTCAAGCATCAACAATTAGCCATTGGGGTTCTTCTGTGATTATGGATGGCCGTTTTGATGACGATAAATCTTTCGTGTTCGTTGCTGGTATGAGAACAACAATTTCCAACATTGGAGCTAATGCAGTTCAGCCGTTAATTACAATTCGAATAGCACCTTCGGTAGATAGTGGTTTATCTGGTTTGTTAGGACAACGTGAAATTGTTAATCGTATGCAGATGGTATTGCGAGGAATTGACGCTTACAGCACCGGATCAGGTATGACATTTTTGATTACATTGCGATTAAATGGCCGTTTGTCTGGCGGAACATTTGTTAATGCTGGTGGTTCAAGTTTATCACAAGTAGCATTTCATACAGTAGGACAAACAATTTCTGGCGGTGAAGATATCTATGGTTTCTTTACAACAACACCAGGTGTGACTGATGCTCCTTTGGACTTAGTTCGAGATATTGGTAATTCTATTTTAGGTGGTGGTAATTCACTAAACGTGCCTAGTACCAATGCAAACGTCTACCCTGATGGACCTGATATGATTACAGTTGTTGCAACTAACGTTACTGCGGTTACAACAAATTCAATTAACGCTCGTATCAGTTGGACAGAGGCACAAGCTTAAGGGGAATAATATGTCCTCTCGGGATTATATTCGGCATGTAGTATCGGCAAACACCACAATCAACGGCCAAAGGCTCGGTGATGAGGTGTATGACCCAACATCAAATCGGCTTTTCAAAACTTTACCTGTTGGTGGCACACAAGTCACCAACGTAGAAGTTTTATTAAACAATTCACAAATCGTAACAAATAATATTTCCAGTATTGGTAATATCTCTAGTGCCGGTACTGTATCTGCAAATTCATATTCTATATTGGGTTCTCCATATATAAACAATAATAGAACTATTAGTTATTATGGCACAACTCATAACGTATTAGGATCTGGTTCTGGTACTAGAACCATAGATTTAAGTTTAGGTAATTATGTATCAGCAACTGTAGCAGGTGTTACAACTTGGGTGTTTTCTAATCCAATTGCATCTCCTGCAGCCATTGGTTTTGTTTTAGAATTGACTAATGGAGGATCTGCTGCATTAACTTGGCCTTCGGCAGTCAAATGGCCTGGAGGTACAGCACCATCTCTTACAGCAGCTGGTGTTGATGTGTTAACATTCATTACAGATGACGGTGGTACAAACTGGAGAGGTGTTGCTTCTATGGTAGACAGCAAATAACGGATATTAAAAATGGCAAATTGGGTACACATAGAAAATAATGAGATTACGGGTCAGTATGACTTACTACCTAATAATTGGAGAAATGTAAGCGGACTAAATTTGGCTGCTGATGATTTGCCTTTTTTAAAAACCGTAGGTTGGTATCCTGTAACTAAGCAAAGTGAAACGTGGAATGATTTAACCCATTATGTAAGTGGTTATAATTATGAAATTAGAGAAAATGATGTTTTAGAAAGTAGTATTATAACTGAAAGACAACCAGAACCTGTTGAAGAATTCTCTACTTTAAAATATAGATTTATAGAAGAACTGAGAAGTAGAAGAAATAAATTATTAATTGATTCAGATTGGACTCAGTTACAAGACGTACAAAATAAATTTGATGAAATTACAAAAAATAAATGGATAGTTTATAGACAATCTCTTAGAGATATTGTACAAGTATATTCAGAGAATGAAATTACCAATATTAATCAAGTCAATTGGCCATCATTAGAATTACAAAATTAAATGTTATTGATTGAACAACTTTTAGCCAAATCAAGTTCTGATTCATCTGTTTCAAATAAATTTTTATATGCATGGGGGCGTAATAATGCTGGCCAATTAGGAAATGTTTTTTCAACCCAAACATTTAGTTGGACTGTTGTGTCTGCTGGTTTTGCACATACAGCAGCCATTCGTTCTGATAGTTTATTATTTGCATGGGGACGTAATACTTTTGGCCAATTAGGAGATAATACATCCAGTGACAAATCCAGTCCAGTACAGATTGGATCTAGCTCATGGACTGCCATAACTGCTGGTCGTTACCACACATCAGCCATTCGTTCCGATGGTACATTGTTTACATGGGGACGTAATCAATATGGTGCATTAGGAGATGGTACAACTACCAATAGTTTCAGTCCAGTACAAATAGGATCCAGTTCTTGGACTGCTGTAGCTGCTGGAGGTTCTCATACAACTGCTGTTCGTTCTGATGGAACATTATTTGCATGGGGTTTTAATACTTATGGCCAGTTAGGAGATAATACAACTGTTAACAAATCCAGTCCAGTTCAAATTGGGTCCAGTTCATGGACTGCTGTAGCTGCTGGATTTACACATACAGCTGCTATACGTTCTGATAGTTTATTATTTACATGGGGCAGAAATATTTATGGTACAATAGGCACTGGTAATAGTTTTGTCACATCTCTATCAAGTTGGACTGTTGTATCTTCTAGCAGTAATATGAGTTTTACAGTTGCTATTCGCTCAGACGGTTATTTATTTGCATGGGGAAATAATAGTCAAGGTCAATTGGGAGATGGTACAATTATTAGCAAATTCAGTCCAGTACAAATAGGATCTAGTTCTTGGACTGCTGTAGCTGCTGGTGCTACCCATGTAGCTGCTATTCGTTCTGGAGGTACATTATTTACATGGGGTCTTAATCTTAATGGCCAATTAGGTGATGGTACGTTTACCAGTAAATCCAGTCCAGTACAAATAGGATCCAGTTCATGGACTGCTGTAGCTGCTGGTGTTACTCATGTAGCTGCTATTCGTTCTGGTGGAACATTATTTGCATGGGGAGGCAATACTAGTGGCCAAATAGGAGATAATACAATTGTTTCCAAGTCCAGTCCAGTTCAAATAGGATCCAGCTCATGGACTGCTGTAGCTGCTGGTACATATATCACAGCAGCCATTCGTTCTGGTGGTACACTATTTACATGGGGTTATAACACCAGTGGTCGTTTAGGTGATGGTACAACTACCAGTAAATCCAGTCCAGTACAAATAGGATCCAGTTCATGGACTGCTGTAAGCTCTGGTACAACTCATTCAGCAGCCATTCGTTCTGATGGATTATTATTTACATGGGGGGGAAATACTGTTGGTCAATTAGGAGATGGTACAACTACCAATAGATCCAGTCCAGTACAGATTGGATCTAGCTCATGGACCGCTGTAGCTGCTGGTTACAGACATACAGCAGCTATTAGTTTTGGTGGTACTTTGTTTACATGGGGAAATAATATTGCTGGTGAATTAGGAACAGATGCTATAAGCACATCTTTGCCAATACAAATAGGGTCCAGTTCATGGACTGCTGTATCGGCCGGCCGAATTCATTCAGCAGCCATTCGTTCTGGTGGTACACTATTTACATGGGGAGGCAATACTAGTGGTCAATTAGGAAATGGTACAGCTTTTTCTAACTCCAGTCCTACAACAGTTGGAAATAATGCTTTAGAGTCTTTCAGTTCTCCAGTACAGATTGGAGCTAGTTTATGGACTGCTGTATCTGCTGGAAATAATCATTCAGCAGCTATTCGTTCTGGTGGTACACTATTTACATGGGGTTCTAATACTTATGGTCAATTAGGAACAACTGTATTTTCAGAGTTGATGAGTTGGACTGTTGTGGCTGCTGGTGGTACTCATACAGCAGCCATTCGTTCTGATGGATTATTATTTGCATGGGGACGTAATACTTATGGCCAGTTAGGAGATGGTACACAATTTAATCAAAAAAAACCAATACAAATAGGATCCAGTTCATGGACTGCTGTAGCTACTGGTCAATTTCATACATTAGCTATTCGTTCTGATGGATTATTATTTGCATGGGGACGTAATGGTTTTGGTCAATTAGGAGATAATACAACTGTTTCCAAGTCCAGTCCAGTTCAAATAGGATCCAGTTCATGGACTGCTGTAGCTGCTGGATCTGCACTTGTGAGTGGTCATTCAGCAGCTATTCGGTCTGGCGGTACTTTGTTTACATGGGGACGTAATAATCAAAGTCAATTAGGAGATGATACAACTGTTGACAAGTCCAGTCCAGTTCAAATAGGATCCAGTTCATGGACTGCTGTAGCTGCTGGTCGTTACCATACAGCAGCCATTCGGTCTGGTGGTACTTTGTTTACATGGGGAACTAATAATGTTGGCCAACTAGGAACAACTCTTTTTACACAAACATTTAGTTGGACCGTAGTATCTTCTAGATGGGATCGTACAACTGCCATTCGTTCTGATGGATTATTATTTGCATGGGGCAGAAATCAAGGGGGTGTATTAGGAGATAATACAACTACCGCTAAATCGAGTCCTGTACAAATAGGATCCAGTTCTTGGACTGCTATATCTGCTGGATTTACACATACATTAGCTATTCGTTCTGATGGATTATTATTTGCATGGGGATATAATACTAATGGCCAATTAGGTGATGGTACAATTATCAGTAAATCCAGTCCAGTTCAAATAGGATCCAGTTCATGGACTGCTGTATCTAGCGGTTTTAGTCATACAGCAGCCATTCGTTCTGATGGATTATTATTTGCATGGGGACTTGGTAGTGCTGGCCAATTAGGAGATGGTACAGCTGTTAATAAATCCAGTCCGGTACAAGTAGGATCCAGTTCATGGACTGCTGTATCTGCTGGTCGTGAACATACAACTGCTATTCGTTCCGGTGGCACCTTGTTTACATGGGGACGTAATGATTATGGTCAATTAGGTACAAGTATAGATTTATACAGTTGGACTATTGTGTCTGCTGGATTTAACCATACAATGGCTATTCGTTCTGATAATTTATTGTTTGCATGGGGAAGTGGTGGTAATGGCCAATTAGGAGATGGCACAATTACTGATAAATCCAGTCCAGTTCAAATAGGTTCTAGCTCATGGACTGCTGTAAGTGCTGGTGCTACTACAGCAGCTATTCGTTCTGGTGGAACATTATTTACATGGGGATACAATGGTCAAGGCCAATTAGGAAATGGCACCGCTCCTTCACCAAGTTCCAGTCCAGTACAAGTAGGTTCCAGTTCATGGACTGCTGTATCTGCTGGTAAAACACTAATGGCTATTCGTTCTGGCGGTACATTATTTACATGGGGTTATGGTGGTTATGGTGGAATAGGAGATGGTACAACTACCAATAAATCCAGTCCTGTACAAATAGGATCCAGCTCTTGGACTGCTGTATCTGCTGGAGGTACTCATTCAGTAGCCATTCGGTCTGGTGGTACTTTGTTTACATGGGGACGTAATCTTGAAGGCCAACTAGGAGATGGTACGGGAGGACTTGGTACCGCTAAATCCAGTCCTGTACAAATAGGATCCAGTTCATGGACTGTTGTATCTGCTGGAAGTATTCATACAGCAGCTATTCGTTCTGGTGGTACGTTGTTTGTATGGGGATCTAATAATAATGGACAAGTAGGAGATGGTACTTCTGGTACCAATAGATCCAGTCCAGTACAAATAGGATCCAGTTCATGGACTGCTGTAGCTGCTGGCGGTACTCATACAGCAGCCATTCGTTCTGGTGGTACATTATTTACATGGGGTTCTAATTCTGCTGGTCAGTTAGGAGATGGTACAACTACCAATAGATCCAGTCCAGTACAAATAGGATCCATCTCATGGACTGCTGTAAGCGCTGGAGGAGCTCATTCAGGTGTTATTCGTGCTGGTTTAAATGGCTTTTTGTTTACATGGGGGTCTAATTTATCTGGCCAATTAGGAGATAATACAACTACCAGTAAATCCAGTCCAGTTGTGGTAGGAGGGAGTGTTTCACTTAATGAAAATCCTAATCCAATTCAAATAGGATCCAGTTCATGGACTGTTGTGGCTGCTGGTTATAGTTATACAACTGCTATTCGTTCTGGCGGTACATTGTTTACATGGGGACGTAATCAATATGGTGCATTAGGAGATGGTACAACTACCAATAGATCCAGTCCAGTACAAATAGGATCCAGTTCTTGGACTGCTGTATCTGCCAGTTACAGACATACAGCAGCTGTTCGTTCTGGTGGTACACTATTTACATGGGGTTTTAATGGTCAAGGTCAATTAGGAGATGGTACAACCACCAATAGATCCAGTCCAGTTCAAATAGGATCCAGTTCATGGACTGCTGTAGGTGATTTTTTGGGCCGGCTTCATTCAGCAGCCATTCGGTCTGGCAGCACTCTGTTTACATGGGGATATAATAATTATGGACAAATAGGAGATAACACAGTTGTTGCTAAATCCAGTCCATTAGTAGTTGGAAACATTGCAGGTGCAGCTGAAACAAATTCTCCAGTTCAAATAGGATCTAGCTCATGGACTGTTGTGGCTGCTGGCGCTTCTCATACAGCAGCTATTCGTTCTGGCGGTACGTTGTTTGCATGGGGCCTCAATACTTATGGACAAATAGGAGATAATACAATTGTTTCCAAGTCCAGTCCAGTTCAAATAGGATCCAGTTCATGGACTGCTGTAGCTGCTGGTCGTGAACATACAGCAGCCATTCTTTCTGGTGGTACATTATTTACATGGGGTGTTAATTCTTCTGGCCGTTTAGGAGATGATACAACTACCAATAGATCCAGTCCAGTACAAATAGGATCCAGTTCTTGGACTGTTGTGGCTGCTGGACAGTTTCATACAACTGGTGTTCTTTCTGGTGGCGCCCTATATACATGGGGGTTTAATAGTTATGGTCAATTAGGAGATGGTACAACTACTACCAAGTCTAGTCCGGTACTGGTGGCCACTATACAAAACTCTATAATTTCTCCAATACAAATTGGGTCCAGTTCATGGACTGCTATAACTGCTGGTGCAACTCATTCAGCAGCTATTCGTTCTGGGGGTACACTATTTACATGGGGTGCTGGTGCTACGGGCCGATTGGGAGATGGTACAGCTGTTAGCAAATCCAGTCCAGTTCAAATAGGATCCAGTTCTTGGACTGCTATAGCTGCTGGAGGTTCTCATACAACTGCTGTTCGTTCTGATGGATTATTATTTACATGGGGTGGAAATACTACTGGCCAATTAGGAGATATTACACAGACTACTAGATCCAGTCCAGTACAAATAGGAAACAATAATATACCAAACATTTCTAGTCCAGTACAAATTGGGTCTAGTTCATGGACTGTTGTGTCTGCTGGTTCTAGTAGTTTTGTAACAGCTATTAGATCGGATGGATTATTATTTACATGGGGACAAAATGGTGACGGCCAATTAGGAGATGGTACGTTTACCGGTAAATCCAGTCCAGTACAGATTGGATCTAGCTCATGGACCGCTGTAGCTGCTGGTGATTTTCATGTATTAGCCATTCGTTCTGATGGATTATTATTTGCATGGGGATATGGCGCCAATGGTCGTTTAGGAGATGGTACAAGTGTTGGTAAGAACAGTCCAGTCCAAATAGGATCCAGTTCATGGACTGCTGTGTCTGGCGGCCGGTTTCATTCAGCAGCTATTAGATCTGGAGGCACACTATTTACATGGGGAGCTGGTAATTATGGATTATTAGGTGATGGTACAACTGCCAATAAATCCAGTCCTGTACAAATAGGATTCAGTTCTTGGACTGCTGTAGGTTTAGGTGCAACTCATTCAGCAGCTATTCGTTCTGGGGGTACACTATTTACATGGGGTCTTAATAATGGTGGTCAATTAGGAGATAGTACAGTTATCAATAAATCCAGTCCAGTACAAATAGGATCCAGTTCATGGACTGCTGTAGCTGGTGGACTGAATTCAACATTAGCCATTAATTCTGGTGGAACATTATTTGCATGGGGTGTAAATGCTGGTGTATTTGGAGATGGTACAACTACCAATAGTTCCAGTCCAGTACAAATAGGATCCAGTTCTTGGACTGCTGTATCTACGGGGTTTAATCATTCAGCAGCTATTCGTTCTGGTGGTACACTATTTACATGGGGTTCTAATAATTATGGCCAGTTAGGAGATGGTACAAATATTAGCAAATCCAGTCCAGTTCAAATAGGATCTAGATCATGGACTGTTGTGAGTGCGAGGACTTTTAATACCTTTGGAATTTCATAAAAAGCTTTACTAAATATATTTGATTAATTATTTTATAGGAGTTTGATTATGCATTTGATTGATCAGCAATTAAATTTAATGATAAGAGGAAGATTTGAAGAAGCTTGGAAATTGGCTGAAGAATTGGAAGCTTTAGATCCTACAGATCCAAAAGCAAAATTTAATCGTGGATGGTTTCTTATTAATCAAGGAAAATTACAAGAAGGATTTCAATGCCTTGAAAATGGACGAGCACTCAAAGTTTATGGTAGTGGTAAAATTAACACTACTAAGCCAATTTGGGATCAAAGTGATTTAAAAGGCAAGACTGTCATTTTAAATATGGAATGTGGTTTTGGTGACCAAATAATTTATGCAAGATTTGCCACAGAAATTTGGAAACGAGGCGGTAAATGTATTATGTGTTGTGAAAAATCTTTGCATCCACTTTTTCTACGAATTCCAGGCGTTAAAGAATGTATTACTTTAGATCAGGTATCTAAAACACATCATGATTTTTGGATTCCAGGATTTAGTGCTAGTTGGTTATTTGGCCATGAGTTTGATAATTTACCAAATGAGCCTTACCTTTTTGCCAAAAATGAAAGTGTGGATCTTTGGAAAACAATGTTAAACACAGAAAAAATAAAAGTTGGCATTCGTTGGAGCGGCAGTCCTCTTTTTGAACATCAACAGTTTCGTATTTTTCCTGCGCAAAAATTAATTGATTTACATAAAGATTTTCCTCATATACAATTTTTTAGTTTACAAAGAGATACAGATATAAAAGAATTGCCTAAAAAAATTGTAGACCTTCAGCATTTAATAATTTCTTGGGAAGATACGGCCGCATGTATTGCTAATTTAGATTTAGTTATTACGTCATGTACCAGTATTGCTCATTTAGCTTCTGCAATGGGAAAGCCGACTTGGGTAATTGTACCAATACTCCCATATCATGTTTGGGCATATGGAGGAGATCATAGTCCTTGGTATCAAAATACAACCAAAGTTTTTAGGCAAACTAAGTTTGGAGATTGGACAAATACTTTTCAAAAAGTTTCTAATGAACTAAAAGAAATGTTTCCCAAAAAAAATAAAAAAGAAAAAGTTGAAAAAATAAGCGCATAAATAAATAACAAGCGTCAAATCTTGATTTTATAATTTTAAACTGAAAGGTAATCATGGAAAAAACCATACACTTTGTGGCAGGTCTCCCAAGATCAGGTTCCACTCTCATAACAAATATACTTAAACAAAATCCAAAAGTACACGGAGAATCCGTAAGTTCTTTATCTTCTATATTTGGTAGCATTAATGCTTCTTGGTCAAGTATGGAAACAAATCAAGAATATAATAATACAGAAGCCAAAGTTGGAGTTTTAAAATCAGTATTACAAGGATATTATTCTCATATCGATAAACCTATTATTGTTGATAAAGACCGTGGATGGATTCCATTGTTGCCACAAGTTGAAGCAATTTTGAATCGCAAAGTTAAAATTATTGTTTGTGTTAGAAACCCAGCCGAAATATTAACTTCTTTTGAAAAGCTTAGAAAAGAAAATCCTTTGTTTTTTACCAAAGCAGATTCAACTCTAAGAGAAGGATCTAATATTGCTTCAAGAGCATATTTTTATGCTGGTCCTGAAGGTCCAATGGGTTTATCTCACAGAAATATTAAAGATGCAATTACTATGGGTTATTTGGATCGTTTTCTTTTTATTGATTACAATCGTTTCTGTAATAGTCCAAAGAGCCAAACTAAACGTATCTATGAATTTTTAGAGTTACCAAAATTTGAACATGATTTTGAAAAGATTATTCAAACAGAAAATTATAATGATTTGGCAGTTGGCTTACCTAACTTACATAAAATTAAGCCAGCACTTGACCGTACCACAGTCAATTGTGTTGAGTATCTTGGGCTTGATATTTACGAACAATATAATCGTGAAATATTTTGGAACGCTTGGATTTAATAAAAGGATATATTATGACACCAGAAAATAAAAAATTAAACATGGGTTGTGGTTTTAAAAAAATAAATGACCATTGGAATGTGGATGTAGAAGCAAAATGTAATCCTGATGAAGTATTAGATTTTGAAAAAACACCATGGCCATACGAAGATAACTTCTTTGAAAAAATTACAGCAGATAATATTTTAGAACATTTAGGTCAAGATCCAAAAGTCTTTACTAATGTTATTAAAGAAATGTATCGAGTTAGTGCAGACCAAGCAGAGTGGTTTATTAATGTACCACATCATCGGTGTGATTTGTTTTGGGACGATTACACCCATGTTAGGCCATTGACTGCCAAAACTTTTAAAATGTTTGACCAAAAAGTTAACTTTGAATCTATTGCTAAAAAATTAAGCGATAGTACATTTGGATTATACCATGACGTAGATTTAGAAGTTTATGATGTAACTTATAATATGGTTGGCTATTGGTTACAACAACAGCAAGATGGTATGCTAGCACCAAAACAAATGGATATTAATTTAAATACTATGGCAAATGTCTGTGAGAGTGTAAATATTTTTATCAGAGTGCATAAGCCAGGAAGATTTGCTGATTGGCACAAAAAAAATAATTGATATGTATATTTCGACAGTCGATATGGGTAAAGAAAGAACTCAAACCAATATTAAATTTTTATTTGAGAAATTTGGTGTACCAAATACAATGATAGAAATTGGTTGTTTTGAAGGAATAACCACATTTTGGGTTTCAGAGTTTGGTAAAATACACAATGATAAATTTAAAATATATGCCATCGATCCACATACCACATTAAATGATAATCCAAGTTTTGATTTTAAAACAATTAAAAGAACGTTTGAATATAATTTAAGCAAGTGTGTAGGCAATGTAACATACATTAACAAATATAGTTGTGAAGCTTTAGTTGATTTAATTCATCAAAAAGAAACAGCTGAATTTATTTTTGTTGATGGTGACCATACATCTGCTGCTGTGCTTGAAGATATGGTATTATCTTGGAGATTACTGCCAGTAGGCGGAGTAATGCTGTGTGATGATTCTATAGGTTGGAAACTTGTTGATGAACATGGTAGTGCTCCTGTACAACTTTCACCAAGAATGGGTATTGAAATGTTTATACAATGTAATTGGCATAAAATAGAATTGATACATTTACCAGATTCTTTTCAAGTAGCTTTTAAAAAGTTGAAAGAATAGAATGGTCTTTAATGTAGGTGATAAAGTTCACCGCAACGTGTTGTTAAGCTGTGACCATGGCTTAATGATTGTAAATCGTTTTGATTGCAATGATAACCAAGTTGGTCATGGCCAATGGTTACTGGATCATGGAAATACATCAACAATAGAAGCATTTAATTGCTACGAGTCAATCAAAGAATTTTCTGAACCTGTAGTATTTGATATTGGTGCCAATATAGGAACATTTACAACTTGGATGGCTAAAGCCTTTCCTCAAGGAAAAATATATTCTTTTGAACCTCAAAGAGAAGTGTTTAAAATGCTGTGTGGAAATGCTTCTATAAACAATCTCTATAATGTTTATCCACACAACATTGGACTAGGTAAAGAAAACACTAAGATTGAATTTGAAGAACCTAATTACTTTAGAAAAAATGATTTTGGTACTTTCAGTTTAATAGAAGATATTATTACTGAAAAAACAAACAATAAAGTTGTTGTTGACATACACACAATTGATTGGTTTTTAGAACACTATAATATACCTAAAGTACACTTATTAAAAATAGATGTGGAAGGTATGGATTTGGATGTTTTAATTGGAAGTTCCAACACAATTAAAAAACATTTACCTATTATATTTGTTGAACATTGTGATAATAGAAAAACTATTATAGACGATATTAAACAATTTTTAAATCAGTATGAGTATGATTACATAGTAGTTGGAAATAATTTATTATGCAAACCTCAATAAAGGAATACAAATGAAAAAGATTTTGATTATGGGATTACCTGGTTCAGGCAAAACATTTATGGCAGAAGCACTAAAAAAATACCTTGAAAAAAATGGTACAACTTCTGATACGTTTGCAGAAATGTTACCACTCACAGGTTTTGATGCCAAAGTAACTTGGTTTAATGCTGATGAAGTTCGTAAGAAGTATAACGATTGGGATTTTTCAGATGCTGGCCGTATTCGTCAGTCGTTAAGAATGGCACAGTTTGCTTTAGAGGCTGGCGGTGATTATGTTATCTGTGATTTTGTGGCACCATTAATTGAAATGAGAAACAATTTTAAAGCAGATTGGACTATTTGGATGGACACCATTGAGAAAGGTCGTTTTGAAGATACCAATAAAGCTTTCATACCACCAGAGGTGTATGACTTCCGTGTGACCGAACAGAATGCTGAAAAATGGGCTGAGTTTATTGGTAATCATATTATTGAGAATCGTAGGCGGCCAACATTTGATTGGAAAAAAGAAACTGTTCAAATGTTAGGTCGTTGGCAGCCATGGCATGAAGGTCATCGAGCATTGTTTGACCGAGCCATTGCCAAAACTGGCCAAGTGGTTATTCAAATCCGTGACTGCCAAGGATGGCAAGGTTCTAATCCTTTTGCCATTGAACAAGTTAAATCTTATATTAAACGAGATTTGGATCCACTCTATCAAGGACAATATGAAATTCAAGTGGTGCCAAACATTGTGAATATTACCTATGGTCGTGATGTGGGTTACAAAATTGAACAGGAAACATTTAATGATGAAATACATTCAATCTCTGCCACAAAGATTCGTAAAGAGCTGGGCCTTAAATAATGGTGATTCTCCTATAAGAAGTTTGGTTAAAGCTTATAGTTATAGATGTTGTGGTACTTTAACCACCATTATTATTTCTTATATTATTACGGGTAAAATAATAGTTTCTCTTGGAATTGGTGCCACGGAAATGGTGGTTAAACCTTTTATTTACTGGTGCCATGAAAGAATATGGAATAAAGTTAAATGGGGCAAGGCATAAATACCTCTATATTAGGAGGATACTATGCCAGCAGTAACCAGCAGACAATCACTAAAAGAATATTGCCTCAGACGATTAGGGTTTCCAGTCATTGAAATCAACATTGATGATGACCAGTTAGAAGATAGAATAGATGATGCCGTTCAGTATTGGCAAGACTACCACTTTGATGGTCTCCAAAAAATCTATTATGTCCGAAGGGTTACGGATACCGATGTCAATAATCAATATTTGGATTTAACCAATGTGTTAGATTCTGCCAATGTTCCTTTGGACATTGTTGGCGTTACTCGTATTTTCCCAGTCCAAGATTCTCAGGCAACTATTAATATGTTCGACCTGCGGTATCAACTCCGTTTAAATGAACTCTACGACTTTACCTCCGCATCATACGTCAATTATACCTTAACTCAACAGCATTTACGTTCATTGGAGTTATTGTTTAGTGGAGAAGTTCCTATTCGTTTCCAAAGACACATGAAAAAACTCTTTATTGATTGGGCATGGGGAGCATCCGAAGCACCGGCTGGCACAATTGTAGTTGCCGAATGTTATGCGTGTATTGATGCCACAACTTACAATAGAGTATGGAATGACCGATGGTTAAAAGAATATACTACGGCATTATTCAAACGAACATGGGGAAACAACCTCAAAAAGTTTTCTGGCTTACAACTGCCAGGTGGTGTCACATTAAATGGTGACAAAATTTATGAAGAAGCAGTCGGTGAAATTGAAAAATTAGAAACCGAAATGCAAAATGAATATGGTGCTCCATTAGAATTTATGATGAACTAATATGCCAACAAGTGTATATTTTAATAACTACAACTCTACTGCTGAACAAAGAGTAATAGAGGATCTAATTGTTGAATCCATGCAAATCATGGGTTTTGATGCATTCTATTTGCCTATCGATAATCCATCAGATAGAGATATATTATACGGTGAAGATCCAGTTAAGAAATTTAAAGCAGCTTTTCCATTAGAGATGTATCTTTCTGGTGATGTAATGGATTACCAAGGTCAACAAGAGTTTTTTTCTAAGTTTGGTTTAGAAATTAAAAATGTGGTGACGGTATCTGTTTCTCGCAGGACATTTCAACAACGAGTTCCACAAAATACGTTCACACGACCAAGAGAAGGTGATTTGGTCTATGTGCCATTCTTAAATGGTACTGGTGAATTGTTCGAAATAACATTTACTGAACAAGCAAAAGATTTTCATACTCTTGGTAGAAAACAACCATATTTTTATGAGTTGCGCCTTGAGAAATTTAAGTATGCTCAAGAAATCATTGACACTGGTATTGAAGATATTGATACGATTGTTGAAAATTCTGGTTATATGATTAAGTTAGTTACTGGCGCAAAAACTGGTAATGCAAATAATTATATAATAAACGAAACAGTATATCAGGCCGCAGACCAAACTCAAGCCAATGCAACTTCTGTGGCTATTGTGCAATCTTGGTTACCAGCCTCAAATTCATTGTTTGTTAGCAATATTTCTGGCGAGTTTACAAATAATGTTGTAATTATTGGCGCATCAAGCAATGCACGTTATAGGTTAACTTCATATGATCCACAATTAGACAACTCTTACAATGAAAGTTATGACAACAAATATATTAACACTCAAGCAGACGCAATTATAGATTTCTCTGAAACCAATCCGTTTGGAGAAATTTAATGGCCAATACGACATATCACCGAATCATTCGAAAAATGGTTGTTGGGTTTGGTAACTTATTCAACAACATTACTTTAGTTCGTTACAATCCAGATTTAACCGAAGCAGAACGAATGCTTGTGCCTATTGTATATGCAACAAAAGAATTATATGTAAAACGTTTAGAAGATGATCCTATTTTAAATAAAAAAATTCAAATAGCATTACCAAGAATGTCATTTGAAATGGCCGGTCTTTCTTACGATTCTTCTCGTAAACAAAATACTAATTTTAAACAATTTGCATCTACAACTGGTGGATTAATTTCACAATATAATCCTGTACCATACAATTTTGATTTTAATCTTTACATCTATGTACGAAATATAGAAGATGGTACACAAATTATTGAACACATTTTACCATTCTTTGCGCCAGATTATACAATTAAATTAAATTTAATTCCTGAAATGGGTATTGTTAAAGAAATACCTGTTGTATTAAACAGTACATCACACGACATTGTTTATGAAGGCGATAAAGAATCCGAAACTCGTATGATTATTTGGACATTAAGTTTTACTGTTAAAGGTTATGTGTTTGGTAAAACCACACAAACGGGTCAAATTAGAACTTCAATTACGAATATATTTAATGATATTTCATCAACTGATATTGTTCAATTTAATATGGCCAATACCGGCACAGGAACGTATCAAACGGGTGAAATTGTATATCAAGGTTATTCAGCCCAAGAATCTACGGCATCTGGCCGTGTTGTTTTTTGGGAAAATAATATATTACAGTTAACCAATATACAAGGTAATTTTGTATCTGATGCACGTATTATAGGTACAAAAACAAATTCAAATTATCAGTTTACTTCTTACGTTGTACCAGCACAGAAGATGGCCACAATTACTGTTGTGCCTAATCCTACCACAGCTAACAGCGCTAACGCCAATGTTGATTATACATATACCACCACAATAAGAGAATTTCCAAATACGATATAATGAGGAAAATTAAATGAATATAGGTGAAGGTATTTCTTTTGGTAATGGAATAAATTTTATAATTGAAACGGCTGCAAATCCAACTGCCGGCATTCGTTACACGACTCCGGGAACATATTCATTTACTGTGCCAGAAGGTATAACTTCTGTTTCCGCTCTCTGTGTTGGCGGTGGTGGCGGTGCAGCAGGATCAGGAGCAGCACGTGCTGGTGCTGCCGGTGGTGGAGGAGGCCTTGTTTATGGATCTTTTGCGGTTACGCCAGGAGAAACACTCAATATTTTTGTTGGTGCAAGTGGTACTGGCGGCGCAAATAATATAACAAATGGCACAGCCGGAGGAAATTCCGAAATACAAAGAACTGGCACTGCTCTACTTTTTGCTGGTGGAGGTGGCAGAGGATTAGCTTCAGGTGCATCTGGAATAGACCAACCCAATACCGGAGGTTTAGGTGGAACATCATCCGGAACTCAAAGAAGTGGTGGAGACAGGTGGTTTGGGCGGAAATGCGTCTTTTAATGCAGCACCTGGTGGCGGTGGTGGTGCCGCAGGTTATTCTGGAAACGGAGGCGCAGGCGCACAAGCAGGTAACACAACTCGTAACGGACTTGCTGGAACTGGAGGAGGTGCAGGTGGTGGGTCTGTAGGATCCAATGGCGCTGCAGCCGGAGGAGGAGTAGGATTATTTGGTGAAGGATCATCCGGAGCTGGCGGTATAGGTGGAACTATACCGGCCGGTGGCCAAGGAGGTTCTGGAGGAACAGCAGGAGGTTCAGACGGTGCACTCCCAGCTAGTGGAGGCACATATGGTGGAGGAGGATCGGCGGATGAAGATGACACGATAAAAGCTGGAGGATCAGGAGGATCAGGAGCCGTTCGAATTATTTGGGGCACCGGTCGATCATTTCCATCTACAGGCGATTTAAGTGCTATTAATGAAACGGTAATATAATATGAATGAGTTTGAAAAAAACATGGAAAAAATATTTGATGTGACGCCTACGGTAAAAGAAGAAAAAAATACTCCTTTGCCTGTAGTGACCACTAAGTATAATGAAGCAGATATTAAACAAGATTTAAATGATGCTTATCAGCAATCAAAAGAAAATCTACAAGGTATTATTGACCAAGGCAAAGAAGCCATGGAAGAAATACTCAATATTGCTAAAGCTGGCCAACACCCAAGAGCATTTGAGGTGTATTCTGGTCTATTAAAAAATATGACCGAAGCCAATGATAGATTATTAAAAATACAAAAAGAGATGCGTGAAATGGAAGGTATTAAAAAAGAAACTAATAATACCAATATTGATAAGGCTATTTTTGTTGGTTCAACATCTGAACTCAGCAAACTACTAAAGAACAATGCCGGCAAAGAATAAAGAAAGTTACCGTGATAACCCCCTACTTAAACGAGTAGGAGTTCAAGTCAATTTTACCCAAGAACAAGTTGATGAATATATCAAATGTTCTAGGGATCCTATCTATTTTGCCAAATACATTAAAATTATTACACTAGATGAAGGTGTAACTGATTTTAAAATGTATGATTTTCAGCAGGACATGATACGAACTTTTCATAATAATCGTTTTACTATTATGAAATGTCCACGGCAGGTGGGTAAAACGACTACCACGGTGGCATATCTTCTCTGGACAATACTCTTTCAAGATGCACAATCTATCGCTGTTCTGGCCAACCGTGGTGAAACGGCTCGTGGCATTCTTGGTAAGTTACAATTGGCCTATGAGAATCTGCCTATGTGGTTACAGCAAGGTGTCGTTGAGTGGAACAAAGGTCGTGTAGAACTAGAGAATGGTTCTGTGATTATTGCTTCTTCAACATCTTCTTCAGCGGCTCGTTCTGGTTCGTTTAACATTGTGTTCTTAGATGAGTTTGCTTTCGTGCCATCTAATATTGCCACAGAATTCTTTACCTCAGTTTATCCTGTTATTACTGCTGGTACTAAAACAAAGATTATTATTGTTTCTACACCTAATGGTATGAATTTGTTCTATAAGATATGGACAGATGCCATCAATAAACGAAACAACTATGTGCCGTTTGAGGTACACTGGTCGATGGTACCAGGTCGTGATGAGAATTGGAAAGAAGAAACGATTCGTAATACTTCTGAACACCAGTTCCGACAGGAGTTTGAAACTGAGTTTCTAGGTTCTACGAATACTCTTATTTCTGGTACCAAGTTACAGAAGATGACCTACAGTCCGCCAATTGCGCACCATGATAAGATGATAATCTATGAACATCCAGTTAAAGGTGACGATGAAACTACCAAAGACCATCTGTATTGTATCACCGTGGACGTATCAGAAGGTCGTAATCTGGATTGCTCAGCATTTTCTGTATTTGATATTTCATCAACACCATATAGACAGGTGGCGGTGTATAAAAGTTCTTCTATTTCACCCATATTATTTCCTACGGTGATTCATAATGCCGCTCGGTACTATAATGATGCCTACATTTTAGTTGAAATTAATAACAATCCACAGGTGGCAGACATTATACACCAAGATTTAGAGTATGAGAATCTTTGGAAAGTATTTACAGGAAATAAAAAACCACAGCAGTTACATAGTGGATTTGGCCGAGGCATACAGATGGGACTTAAAATGTCTGTGGCGGTCAAAAGAATTGGTTGTTCCAATTTAAAAACATTGATTGAAGGTGATAAGTTGTTGATTCCAGATTTTGATACCATCTCAGAACTGACAACTTTTGTGGCTAGCAAAACATCATTTGCGGCCGAAGATGACAATAATGATGATTTAGTAATGACTTTGGTACTTTTTGGTTGGTTGGCAACACAAAAGTATTTTAAAGACATCGTAAACCATGATATTCGTAAACAGATTCAGTTAGAAAATATGAATCAATTAGATGAAGAAGTTCTTCCGGCTCCAATTATCGATGATGGCCTAAGTGCTAGATATGAAAATATGGACGGAGATTTGTGGGAAGTTGCTGATGGTTCAGAATTATATTCACAATTTATTAAAGATGCCATGAGGAATCTCTAAATATGGCCTTTCATAAATATTCGTATGGTATCTTAATTGCCAATATAACATCATATTCAAGGAGATAATAAAATGGCATTTCAAATCTCTCCAGGCGTAAGTGTTTCTGAAGTTGACTTAACCACAGTCGTGCCTTCAGTACTAACTACAGCCGGTGCATTTGCTGGTCCTTTTGTTTGGGGGCCAATCAATAGACGTATCAATATATCTAGTGAGATTGATCTTGTTGCTAGATTTGGTGAACCAGATAATAACACAGCTGTTTCATTTTTTACAGCTGCATCATTTTTAGCTTATGGAAATAATTTAAGAATTGTTCGGTCTGCTGGATCAAATACAAAAAATGCTCAAGCCAACACATCTACATTACCATTTTTAGTTGGTAATGATGCAACATTTGAATTTAGTTATTTAAACAATGATAATAATAATTATTTTGGTCCTTTTATGGCACGATATGCTGGTGCTATTGGTAACTCTTTAACAATATCTGTCGCTGACGCTAGTAACTTTACTGGTTGGACAGCAAATGGTGTTGTTTGTACTTCATATTTTTCTGGTGCTCCAGGAACTTCTGTACAAGCCTCAGCCGCAGGTTCAGCAAATGATGAAATGCATATTATTGTTATTGATACGGGCGGTTTGTTTACAGGAACAAAAAATTCTGTTTTAGAAACTTACCCATATATCTCTAAAGCATTTAATTCTACAGATGAAAATGGTAATTCAAATTACTATAAACAAAAAATATTTAATAATTCAAAATATATTTACGCTGTTGATCCTGTAGATTATGCAAATACTATATCTACATGGAATCTACCATATGCTAATAATTTAACTTATGCATCAATTGGTACAGTTGTTCCTAGAACATTTAGTTTGCGTAATGGTGCTTATGAAGATCCATCAAATGCTAACTTAATAACATCATATGACCAATTTTCTAATGCAGATGCCACAGACATTAATTTAGTGTTGACTGGTAATGCCAATACAGTTGTTCAACAATATGTTATTGACAACGTGGTAAATTATCGTAAAGATTGTGTAGCATTCATTTCACCACCAAGTTCAGCAGTTATTAACCAATCTGGTAATGAAGTTACTAACATACAAACTTGGTTGACTTCATTGAATCGTTCAACTTCATATGCAGTTGCCGATTCTGGTTACAAATATACATTTGACAAATACAATAACAAGTATCGTTATATTCCATTAAATGGTGATATTGCTGGTCTTTGTGTGTATACTGATAGTGTTAGAGATCCTTGGTATTCACCTGCTGGTTTAAATCGTGGATTTATTAAAAATGTTATTCGTTTAACTTTTAACCCAAATCAAACAGAAAGAGATAGTTTATATTCTGTTGGTGTAAATCCAGTTATATCAGTTCCAGGAAGCGGTACTGTTCTTTATGGCGATAAAACACTACAAAACAAACCTTCAGCTTTTGACCGTATTAATGTTCGTAGATTGTTTATTACATTAGAAAAAACAATTGCTCAAGCTGCTAAGTATTCATTGTTTGAATTTAACGATGAATTTACTCGTGCTCAGTTTGTGGCATTAGTAACACCGTTTCTTCGTGATGTTCAAGGTCGCCGTGGTATCTATGACTTCCGTGTTGTTTGTGATACAACAAATAATACAGCTCAAGTTATTGATTCTAATCAGTTTGTTGGTGACATCTATATCAAACCTGCTCGGTCCATCAACTTTATCCAGTTGAACTTTGTTGCAGTAAGAACTGGTGTTGATTTTACTGAAGTCGTTGGGCAGTTCTAATAAATAATTCAACGATATAGGAGAAAAGAATGGCATTCAACGTAGCAGAATTTAGAGCAAATCTGATTGGTGACGGTGCTCGTCCCAATCTATTTCAAGTCACGCTCACTTTTCCAACAATTGCAGAAAATAGTACTGCAGCAGGACAGAAAGTCACATTTATGGCCAAAACTGCTCAGTTGCCTGGTTCAACAATTGGCCAAGTACCGTTGTATTACTTTGGCCGTGAACTAAAATTTGCCGGCAATCGTACATTTACTGACTGGACATTACAGATTATTAATGACGAAGATTTCACAATTCGTAAAGCTTTAGAATCGTGGATGAACGGTATTAATAGTCACGCAGGTAATGTTCGTACCGGTGCTGCATCTGGTCCATCGGGTTATACCGTAGATGCAACAGTTACACAGTATGGAAAAACTGGCGACACATTGAAAACTTACAAATTTGTTGGTTTGTATCCTCTTGATCTGGCCCCCATTGATTTAGATTGGGGTTCTAATGACACTATTGAAGAATACGCAGTAACATTCGCATATCAATGGTGGGAAACAGATACAACAAGTTAATTTATTTTATTTTACGAGAGAGGCCACGGTCTCTCTCATTATGCTTTTTTGAATTGGAATAACACAATATGGCAGCTAATAAATTCTCTCTTTTTGGTTTTACAATTGCACGAAATAAGGTCGAAGAAGATCAAACGGTGCAACAATCTTTTACGCCCCCATCAAATGATGATGGCGCTCTCACAATTACCTCAGCCGCTTATTATGGAACATATGTTGACCTAGACGGCACAGCAAAAAATGATGTAGAACTTATTTCACGTTATCGTGAGATGTCTATGCAACCAGAAATTGAATCAGCAATTGATGATATTGTTGGTGAAGCAATCTGCCAAGATGATGATGGTAAGATTCTTCAAATCGTATTGGATGATTTAAAACAACCAGACAAAATTAAAAATGCCATTAAATCAGAGTTCGAAACAGTAATGAAACTTTTGAATTATAAAAATATGGCACAAGATATCTTCCGTAGGTACTATGTTGATGGTCGCCTATTTTACCACATCATAGTGGACCAAACCAAACCTATGGAAGGTGTTAAAGAATTACGATACGTTGATCCACGTAAACTACGTAAAATACGTGAAATGAAAAAAACAAAAGATGAACGTACCGGCACAGAAATTATGAAAGTAATTAATGAATACTATCTTTACAACGATAAAATTAATACTGGTGCTTCTTCTAATTTTGGTCCCGTGGGTGTACGAATTACAACAGATTCTATTATTTCTGTTGTTTCTGGTTTAATGGATTCTCGCCGGGCCGTAGTTCTATCATATCTACACAAAGCAATTAAACCACTTAATCAGTTACGTATGATTGAAGATGCAACTGTCATCTATCGTATCTCACGTGCACCTGAGCGCCGTATTTTCTACATTGACGTAGGTAATTTACCTAAGTTAAAAGCAGAACAATATCTCCGTGATATTATGGTCAAGTATAAGAACAAACTTGTATATGATGCCAACACAGGTGAAGTTCGTGATGACCGTAAATTTTTATCAATGATGGAAGATTTCTGGTTACCCCGCCGTGAAGGTGGTAAAGGCACAGAGATTACCACATTGCCTGGCGGTCAAAATTTAGGTGAGTTAGAAGATGTCAAATACTTTGAAAAGAAACTATACAAGGCACTAAACGTTCCTGTATCACGTTTAAATCCAGAAACATCTGGTTTTTCTCTCGGTCGTACCAATGAGATTACCCGTGACGAATTAAAGTTTGCTAAATTTGTAGACCGATTGCGCAACAAGTTCTCTGACTTATTTGACCAAGCGTTACGAGTACAATGTGTATTAAAAGGTATTTGTACAGACCAAGAATGGGACGATTTTAGAACCTATATTCACTATGACTTTATTAAAGATAATAACTTTACTGAACTTAAAGATGCCGAATTAATGAAAGAAAGATTGGCTCTGTTGGCAACAATAGATCCATATACTGGTCGTTATTTCTCACAATCTTGGATTCAACGAAATGTTCTCCGTCTAAACGATGATGATATCAAAGAGATGCAAATTGAGATGGACGAAGAAAAAGAAGCAGGTCTTGGATTGCCAGTTGGTGTAACAAATGACGTGGCACAGGCACAAATGATGTCGCAAGTACCAGGTCAACCACAACATCCGTTAGACCAAGAACATGAGGCAGAAATGGCACAACAAGCAGCGGCCAAATCAAGTGTTAAAGAAGAAACTAATACATTGGTAAAATTAAAGCGAATATTATAAATATTGAATTGGAGATTAAAAAATGACAGACGCAACAAGACAGATTATTGATTTTGCACAAGATGATAACGGCGTAGAGTTCCGCAATGCTTTGTATTCGGCAATTCACGATAAAGTAACAGATCATATTGAAGCAAAGAAACAAGAGATTGCACACAGTTTAATTGCACCACAACAAGAAGTGGATCAAGAAGATTCACAGACCGAAATAGAACAACAGGAAACAGAAGTTGAAAACACTTAAAGAATTACGTTCACCGTATTTGCCTGGTAGAGATGAAAAAGAATCTCAAATGGATCCGCCAGCGGTTTTAATTATGCGGAGAAAATCAATTCGCCAGTTTCCGGATGGCCAAAGAGTGGCATTATATTATGTGGATAAAATTAATAAATATGTAACCGTACCATACACTGCGATGCAATGGTCATCGACAGAAGATTAACTAGGATAAAAAATGGCAAATATATATTCATATCAAGTTTTAAAAGACGACACTCAACACGCTGTCATTAAATTGACTGGTGCTTTTGATGGAACTGGTCAAGAAAATAATGTGGCCAGAATTGCAGCCAATACATTGTATGGTGCTTTAGATGCAAACAATGTTCCTTTACGTTCCATATTGAGTGCAAGTAATACAGCAAAACCTTATTATGGTTTGAATATTAATCGTATTTGGTATGATACTGACGGTCAAGCTGGTGACGTTCAATTATATTGGGCAAATTCAATAAGTGTGTTTGCAAACTCTGGCACACCAATTGTCTTTATGCAAGGCAATGGTGAATATGATGGTAATGGAAATTGGATTACAATTAAGAATCCTAATGTTTCATCAATTGCAAACACAAATGGAGATATTGGAATCCAGACTCGTGGACAAACAGCCAATTCAAGTTACACAATTATTTTAGAATTGAGAAAAGAAAACGAATATTATCAGCGTGGTCAGTTTAATGATCCAGCAGCATTTAACTATGGTACATATGGTCTGAAACCATAATGAAAAATTTTATTGATGCTCTTCTATCTAATAATTTAATCGAAGCCAAAAGAATATTAGATGAAAGGCTTGATGAATTAACAGATGACGCTTTAACTGATGTCAAAGAAGATATGGCTTTAGAGATGTTTGATATTGACTTAGATGAATTGGAAGAAGCCAATATTATGAAAATGGGCCGAACAAAGATGATTCGTGTTCGCATTCGGGGTGGGAAGATACAAAGACGTAAAAAGTTGTCAGCAGTAAAAGGTTATACAACAAGAGGTGGCAAGTTAGTTCGTATGTCACCTGTTGAACGTAGAAACCGTAAAATGGCATCAAGAAGGTCTAAGTTTAAAAGACGTGCTAAATTAAGACAGGCACTAAGAAAAAGAAAAGTGTCTTTAAGACGAAGAAGTGCAATGGGGTTATAAATGAAACTCATTAAAGAAATTACAGAAACAGTTAGTTACTTGGTAGAAGAAGCCGATGGCAAAAAATCTTTGCATATCGAGGGTCCTTTTTTAGTTGCGGAGAAGAAAAACCGTAATGGTCGTTTGTATGAATACAACACCATGAAAAAAGAGGTTGCTCGATATACAGAAGAATACATTAATAAACATCGTGCATTTGGTGAATTGGGGCATCCTGAAACACCAAGTATCAATCTAGACCGTGTATCACATATGATTACATCATTAAGAGAAGATGGTAATACATGGATTGGTAAAGCAAAGATTTTAGATACACCTATGGGCAATATCGCCAGAAGTCTTATTGAAGGCGGTGCTCAGTTAGGTGTATCTTCAAGAGGTATGGGCTCATTAAAGAATGTCAATGGAGTTAATGTCGTTCAGCCCGATTTTTATCTAGCCACAGCGGCAGATATTGTAGCAGATCCTTCTGCACCTGGTGCGTTTGTACAAGGTATTATGGAAGGTAAAGAATGGATGTTAGTCAATGGTGTTTGGACCGAGGTCGAATACTCTCAGGCGGTACAACAAATCCGCCAAGCTTCACGTAGAGAAATCGAGGAAGTAAGTCTGCACATTTTTGAAAACTTCATGAAAAAACTTTAAATATAAATATCCAATATAAATCAAGGAGATTTTTCAAAATGAAAAAATTTAATCTGTCCGAAGCCGCTAAGCAAATTTTGGTTGGTGAAGGTGCCAAAGAAACGTTTGATTCAAACATTTCGTCCAAAGCAAGTGGTCAAGATAAACCACAGAAATTAAACTTGTCGGTTGGTTACGGCACCAAAGACGCTGGCGAAATTGGTACGAAAGTTACCAAAACAAGCGATGCTGGTCCCACACCAACAAAAGGTGTTCCTACAGCAACACCTCCTGGTGCAACACCTCCTGTAGGTTCTGAGCCAATGAAGAAACTCAAAGGTCAGCCACAAGAAGAAAAGAATGCTGAAGAAGCCGATGTTCAAGGTGGTGCAGATTCTTACGAAACAATCCGTGACCGTAAACCCGGTATCAAACCAAAACAAACAATGCAAGCCAATCCTGGTGCCACATTCCAATCTTATGGCGAAGAAACTGAATCTGATGAAGAAGTTCTCGCTGAAGCAGAAAAAGAAGAAGGCCACGAAGATGAGAAAGAAGATAAAGCCATGATTAAAAAAATGATGAAAAAAGAAAAAATAAAAGAAGATTTAGACGCTCTTTTATCTGGTGAGAACCTTTCTGAAGAATTTGTTCAAAAAGCTTCCACAATTTTTGAAGCTGCCGTTATTGCTCGTGCTGAAGAAGTTATTGCTGAAGCCGAAGTTGCTTTGCAAGAACAATTTGAAGCCGCAGTAGAAGAAATCAAAGAAGATTTGGCCGCTAAGGTTGATGACTATCTCAACTACATGGTTGAGGAGTGGATGAAAGAAAATGAAATCGCCATTGAAAAAGGCCTCCGTGCTGAAATCGTGGAAGACTTTATTACTGGTCTTAAAGGTTTGTTTGAAGAGCACTATATCGATATTCCTGCCGACAAGGTTGATGTTATTGGTGAATTGACCGATAAGGTTGATGAACTTGAATCTGCTCTTAATGAACAAATCAATAAAGGTGTCGAGTTAACCAAAGAGTTAAACGAACAGAAAAAAATTGAAGCCATTTACACAGCGTGTGAAGGCTTACCCCAAACTCAAGTAGAAAAATTAAAATCACTCGCAGAGGGTGTGGAATTTACTACTGAGGAAGAATTTGCTTCTAAACTTACAACTTTGAAAGAATCATATTTCAAATCGGATGTTAAAGTTGCAGACAATTCTTCACTAGACGATGAAGTCCAAATTGAGGAAGAAAAGAAGTCAGTTGCTTCGGCCGACCCAATGATGGATCTTTATTCAAAAACCATTTCACAAACTTTGGTTAAGTAATTAACCTATAATACATAAAAAAAGGAACTATAAAATGTATTTAACAGAAGAACTACAAAAAAAGTGGCAACCGGTACTCGAGCATCCTGAGCTCGAATCGATTACCGATCCTTACAAGAAAGCTGTTACAGCCCTTGTTTTGGAGAATCAACAACAAGCTATGAATCAAGACCGTCAAGCTTTGAATGAGACCGCCACTGGTGGTTCCACTCCTGCCAACATTACTGGATCTGCTATCAGCAATTTTGATCCTATCTTGATTTCATTAGTACGCCGTGCTTTGCCAAATCTAATCGCTTATGACGTTGCTGGCGTTCAGCCAATGACTGGTCCTACAGGTTTGATTTTTGCAATGCGTGCACGTTACGCAAGTCAAACTGGTACAGAAGCATTCTACAACGAAGCTAATACGGTATTCTCTGGTTCATTCTCCGGAAATAATCCTTATGGTTTCCAAGGAACCCGTGCAGCTGACCTTTCCACAAACTTCCAAGATCCTACTGGCAACGCAACCACATCCGGTATTGCAATGCCTACAGCTAACGCTGAGATTCTTGGTACAGATACAGACTACACCAAGCAATTCCAACAGATGGCCTTCTCTATTGAGAAAGTTACTGTAACGGCACAATCCCGTGCTCTAAAGGCTGAGTATTCTTTAGAACTCGCACAAGACTTGAAAGCAGTTCATGGTCTTGATGCTGAAACAGAATTGTCAAACATTCTGTCTACAGAAATCCTCTCTGAAATTAACCGTGAAGTTATCCGTACAATCTACACCTGTGCTGTTGCTGGTGCTCAGTATGGTACAACTACCGCTGGTTATTTCGACCTTGATACAGACTCTAACGGCCGTTGGTCAGTTGAGCGCTTTAAAGGTTTGATTTTCCAAATTGAGCGTGACGCTAACGTGATTGCCAAGCAAACTCGTAGAGGTAAAGGTAACGTATTGATCGTATCCTCAGACGTAGCATCTGCAATGGCTATGGCTGGTGTTCTTTCATACACTCCTGCTCTACAATCAGATTTGCAAGTAGACGACACAGGTAATACATTTGCTGGTCTGTTACATGGCCGTATCAAAGTATACATCGACCCATATTTTGGTGGCTACACAAGCAACCAAGAATTGGTAACGATTGGTTACAAAGGTTCGAGCCCATATGACGCTGGTTTGTTCTATTGCCCATACGTTCCTCTCCAAATGGTTCGTGCAGTAGACCAGTACACATTCCAACCAAAGATTGGATTCAAGACCCGTTACGGCATGGTTGCTAACCCATTCTCTAATGGTGCTTCTGGTGTATATCCAGATGATGGCAAGTTACAAGCCCGTAGAAACGTGTACTATCGTTTGTTCGGCGTTAAGAACTTGATGTAATCAAAAAGTCCTCGACAAGAAGGACATTTAGAGAGACCACTTCGGTGGTCTCTTTTTTTTGTTACATATATAATAGTAAGAAGTATTTTTTTGTTATTTTTAAAGGAAATTATTATGTTTACTGATCCGTATTATTATAAATCTTATGCTGAGTGGTTAGCTAGTCCAGACATCTTTGAAAGAGAAAGTTCTTCTGGCTTCATTAAAGTATTAAACTCCTTAGACCGTGATATTGTTGCTGCAGAAGTGGGTGTTGCTTTTGGTACAAATATGTTTCATATGATGGAAAAAGTTCCAAGAATTACCAAATATTATGCCGTTGACCAATGGGACGAATACAAAGATTATGCAGATGATTGTCCATGGGGCCACATGGATGGTAAAATGATGCAAAGTGTTGGTGAAACTTTTTTGGACAAATTGAATAGTCCCGATAATAAAAATAAAGACAAAGTAGTTTTAATTAAAAAACCTTCAGAAACAGGCCACCATTTTATTGAAAATGATTCTTTGGATTGGATTTTTATTGATGCAAATCATTCCCATAAATCGGTTTACCAAGATTGTATGAACTACTGGCCTAAAGTTAAAAAAGGTGGTGTTTTTTCTGGTCACGATTGGTTTACCGATGACCGTGGTGTAAATACGGTAAGAAACGGAATATACCAATTTTGTGATGAAATGGGTATTGATAAAAATTCAATTATTTCCATGAGAGATGATCCTGACCATCATAAAAATGAAGGTTGTTGGATGATTTGGAAATAAAATAAGCCGCCTTAGGGCGGTTTTTTTATCACCTAAATAAACGTATGACAGCACTTACAAGAATCCCCCAGAATACAAATTATCTTCAAGCGTCAAAGTATATTCTTACATTTGACAGGATTGGATCGGTTCAGTATTTCTGCCAATCAGTAAATCTACCTGGAGTTAATCTAGGACAGGCACCATTGTTTACTCCAACGTTGGACATATTTGCTCCTGGTAATAAGATAATGTATAACCAGTTAAACGTTGATTTTGCCGTAGATGAGAAGTTAGAAACATGGCAGAATATATACTCTTGGATGCGGTCCATCGCCTCTCCAGAGAGCTTTGAGGAAAGAAAAAGGTTGGCAGCACTACAAAACCAATATAAACAAACACCTGAAAGTTCATATTCAGATGCCACTTTAACTGTATTAAATAACTTAAACAATCCAACCATACGGGTTCAGTTTATTAATGCATTTCCAGTCATGCTGGCAGACATTGTTTTTGATACTAAAATGTCGGCTGATGATATCATGTATTCCACAGTAACATTTCAATACGATTACTACAATTTTATACCAGTTTAAGCTTGACAAAATAACATATTTGTGTTATTATAAAACTTTAAAATAACTTTTTTATTATATTATGGAAACATTAGAGCAAGTACTTAAACATTGGGAAAAAGATGTAGAGATTGACCAGACGGAACCTGGCAAAGAACTTCTCCGTATTCCGGTATTACACAACAAATATCTTTCCATTCTCACCAAACACAAGATTGCGGCCAAAAAGGCACACTTTGATTACCTGCGTATGCGTAAGGTAAAGATTGAGTATTATTCTGGCAGAATGAGCCAAGAAGAATTGGAAGAACATGGATGGCAACCTTTTTCATTTGTATTGAAATCGGACATTAGTGCCTATCTGGAAGGCGATTCAGATTTAATTAAAATGTTAGAGAAGAAAGTATACCATGAAGAATGTGTATCGGTCATTGAATCTATTATGAATGAATTGAAACAAAGAACTTGGCAATTAAGGGACTTTATATCATGGGAGAAATTTATTGGTGGACAATGATATAATAATTTCTAAAGTGAATGAAGTCTATGCAAAAATAGAATGTGAAAAGCACGTAGCCAAAGAGCTATCGGAGTTTTTTACATTTTTTGTTCCAGGTTATCAGTTTGTTCCGGCATATCGTAATCGTATATGGGACGGCAAGATACGCCTGTTTGATTTACGCAATAATACCATTTACACTGGATTATTAAACTACATTGAAGAATTCTGTAAAGAAAGAAACTACAGTTATGAAATTCAAAACAATTTGGATTTTGAAGATGAGTTTTCTTTATATCATGCCAAGAAGTTTGCTGAAGAATTAAAGATACATTCTCGTGGTGATCCTATTGAGGTACGAGAACATCAGTTGGATGCCTTTATTCATGCCATGCAGAAACGCCGAGCGTTGTTAGTTTCTCCAACGGCATCTGGCAAATCTCTTATCATCTATCTAATCTTCCAACAGTTACACAAATATCAAAACCTTAAAGGCCTTGTTATTGTTCCAACCACTTCTTTGGTTGAACAATTATATTCCGACTTTGGTGATTATAATGATGGTGAGATGACCAATGTTCACCGTATTTACCAAGGCAAAGAAAAAGAATCTGATAAAGATTTAATAATCTCCACTTGGCAATCTCTTTACAAGATGCCAAAAGAATACTTCCACCAATTTGAATATATTATAGGCGATGAAGCACATTTATTCAAGGCACAATCACTCACCACCATTCTTACATCTTGTATCAATGCCAAATACCGTATTGGTCTTACTGGTACTTTAGATGGAACAAAAACACACAAACTGGTATTAGAAGGTTTATTTGGTTCTGTAAAAAAAGTAATCTCAACGAAAGAACTTATTGATAAACAGCAACTTTCAAATTTTGAAATTAAATGTTTAGTTTTAAAACATACCGATGAAGAATGTTTGAAGTTAAAAGATAAAACATACCAAGAAGAAATTGAGTATCTTATTACACACGAAACAAGAAATAAATTCATTAAGAATCTTGCAGTTAGCTTAGGTAAAAATACTCTTATACTCTTTCAAATGGTTGACAAACATGGCCGTGTCCTGTATGATATGATAAAGGACACCAAGAATATTGGCAATAGAAAAATATTCTTTGTTTATGGCGGTACAGAAACTACTGACCGTGAAGAAATACGAAAAATTATGGAGATAGAAAACGATGCTATTATTGTGGCTTCTTTTGGGACTTTTAGCACTGGTATTAATATTAGGAATTTGCATAACATTATATTTGCGATGCCAACAAAATCGAGTATTCGAAC